GCTGATACTCCTGATAAAGTTGTAGTGGTAAACATAACACCACCGCCAATAGAGGTTGGCCCAGAATCTCCTTCAGCATAAAACGGAATAATAGTATTCTGACCAATATGAGTTCTAGCAACAATACCACCGCCAGAAGTTATAAAGTTGTCATAATCTAAAGTAGTTTTTGCGCCTACTGTGTATTGAGAGTTATATACAGGCAATCCATTTGTAGCTATGCCTACTGGGGGTATGTAAGTTTTTCCTGTGCTATAAGAATCATCTGTTTCAATAAAATTAGTAGTGCAATTTCTAAATTCATTATTGTTATTTAGAAAAATGTTTCCTCTAGTTACATTGTTGCCAATAATTCCTTTAACTCCAATACCGCAAAAGTTAAAAAAACAATTATCAATAGTTATTTCATTTTCACCATACGTTGTTTCATTAAAATCAAGCGCAATACTACTGCAACCTTCAAAATAACAAGTATCAAATTTAAGAGGGGCTGCCTCACCACCAAGCATTTTAAATCCTGTTGTACATCCTTCAGCAGAACAGTTTTTAAATGTTAAAGCATAAGCACTTCCACCAATAGCAATGCCAAGAATACGGCCACCAGCAGTAATTGAGTTAATTTCACAAATATTAATATAAGTGCCAGTTAAACCATTTCCATCGCCAAAATAGTATGCAGCGTTTGTAGCTGTTGTGTATGCCGTACTTGTTCCATAACAATTAAGATTTGTAAAGCTAGAATAATAAAGAGCAGTACCAAAAATAGCGTATTGACATTCAACAAAACGAATATTAGATACTTCAGAACAGTTAATAAAATCTTGAAGATGAAGTGCAATACCTGTGTTTTGAATAATGCCATTTGTAATACTACAGTTGTAGGCAAGCTTAGTATCTAATGTTGTTCCAATATTGGAAACTAAAGCACCAGAGTTTAAATATGCTGTTTGCAATAAATCTGTTGAGCTTCCAAAACCAGAGCCAGTTAAAGTAGAGTTACATAGGTCAATACGAACGAAACCTGGCAAAAGAATAGTTCCAGCAATTTTGTAGTTAGCTGTAGGGCAAATAAGAATACCACCGCCACCTAAAGCTAAAGCCAAAATAGCATTATTAAAAGCTGCTGTATCGTCTGTTGTTCCATCACCTACAGCTCCATAATCTTTTACAGAAACAATATCCTGCATTTTTGCAGAGCTAGTTCTATTAATAGCTCCTGCTGGATTTGTTCCACCATTTTTAAAATCAATTTTTGGCACTAATGTTGTCATAATTTATCCTGTAATAGCATCAAGCTGTTCTTGAGTTGGTTGTGGATTGGAATTTTTCCAAGATTTAATGTAATCGCCTTTTCCATCAGAATCATTTTGAAGAAGAATTGTTCCAGTAAAAGGAGCAAAATCTTTAATTGTTAATTCAGGATAAATTAAAATTATTTTGTCATATAAAGTCATTTTATACTCCTCTTACTAATGCAGCTTGAAAATAAGTTGATGATGCTGCGTTAGTTGTATTTTGATTGGCAAAAGAACCTTGATAAGCATAAACTTCAATGTAATCACCAGAAGTTAAATAAATTAAAGTTGAAACATTAGTTTGCGCTCCGATAAAAGCATTACCGCTAGTATATGTTCCTGATTTTACTGGACTACCATTTGCAAATATAATAGCTAAAACAGCACCTGCATTTGCATCTCCAGAAAATCCTACGCAAGCATTAACTTGATAATATCCAGATATGGTAGGACTAAATCTATAATTAGTAGTCGCATCAAATTTACTTGCGGTGTCCCATTCTTTTGTTTGAAATTGAACTTTTGTGCTTGTTCCATTCGCTATAGTTTGGGTAGTGCTTTGATAAGCCGAAAATGATTGCGTAGAACCAATGCCTTTAGCGCAATAAATTTCCCCAGTTACAGATAAATTACCTGCGCCTGGGTCTGTAGTGTTACCAATGGAAACACCGCCTGAAGAAAATATTGTTGCAGCTAAAGTGCTGTTTGTTGAAAACCCTAAAGAATTTGTTGATGGTAAATATATGCCATTTGATGGAATACTAGAGCTAGAAGGAACAAAATTACCAGCAGATAAAGTTGTTCCGTTATATGTTAGTGTAGAACTAGAGTTAAATGCGCTTGTTCCATTTCCATAAGGTATATATCCAGCAGTAAGGCTAGTTAATCCTGTACCGCCATTTCCCACTACAAGAGTTCCTGCAACAGTTACAGCACCTTTTGTGGCTGTAGAAGGAGTTAAGCCAGTAGTTCCAAAGCTAATGCTAGTAACAGCAAGAGTTGTAGGATCAGTCCATTGAGGCGCAGAACCGCTAGAGGTTAAAAAGTAACCGCTAGTGCCAATTCCAAGCTTAGTAAAAGCCGTTCCTGATGCGTAATAAGGCAAATCACCAGCCGTATAGCTAGTAAGGCCAGTACCGCCAGCAGTTGTAGGAGTAGTTTTCCAAGCTATTACTTGAACAGAACCACCAGAATCTTTATAGAAAAGCTTTCCATCAGCAATATTGATAGCTAATTCAGAGCCTGTGGCGTTATTTAATAGATTTCCAGCCGTAGGCGCATTAGTAGCCGTTGAGCTTGAATATATTAGTAAGGGGGTAAATCCTGTTTGCGCCATCTAGAAAGCTCCTCCACCCATACCGCCAGTAGAAGTAAGAACTCCTGTCGATGGGTTAAATTGAAGTTTAGTGGAAGAAGTTTTAACAGGCAAATTTCCTGTAGAACTACTTACGATTGTTGGATAAAAAGTTGCTGCTGTAGAAGTGTCATCAGTAATAGCTACGTTATTTGCATTTGTAGCAGTTGTAGCTGTTGTTGCGCTTGCAGCAGAACCGCTAATATTTACCGCTAAAGAAGTAATTGATCCGCTTGCAGCGTTCAAAACTACGGCAGTAGTGCCAATATATAAAGTTGAATTGCCTAAAACTCCACTAGGAATAGTTCCTGAAAGCTGTCCTGCTGGCAAAGAAGTTAAGTTTGCGCCTGATCCGCTAAATCCTGTGGCTGTAAGAAGGCCAGTAGAAGGATTGAACTGGTATTTAGTAGAGCTTGTATATTCTGTTGTAAGGTTTCCAGTTGTTTGATTAGCGAACAAAGGATAACGAGTTGCATTTGTAGTGGTGTCATCGGTTACAGTCGCATAGGAAGTTGGAGTAGTCCACGCAAAGCCACCGCCAGTTGTATAGCTTAAAACTGTGTTATTTGTAGGAGCAGTAATAAATGAAGTTGCTCCTGCGCCTGTTTGATAAGCAATTTGATAAGCCAATCCACCAGCCAAATTAGTCGCAGTTGTCGCTGTTGTGGCAGATCCTACCGATAAAGTCGATTGAGCTACATATTGAGGAGCAGATGCGCCAGCCGTCAATACATAGTTTGTAGTGCCTAAAGCTAAAAATGTAGTCGTTCCTGAAGCAGATTGATAAGGCAATGAGCCAGCAGCTCCACCAGCAATATTTGTAGCACTTGCAGCCAAAGTAGCTGAAGCGACTGCGCCACTAACAATAGATCCTAGAATTGAGGTAATCCAAGAAGGATTTGAATAGCTTCCAGTTGTATATACGCCATTGGTTACAGTTGCAGCATTTCCTGAGATATTGATACCCCAAGTGCCAGATGCGCCTGTTCCATCGGCTTTAGGTGCGCCAATAGTGTTGTAGGAAACAGTTAAAGTAGATCCACCATTAAAAGTAGATCCTGAAGCACCGCCTGTACCGCTATTGTTAAAAGTAAGGCTATTAGTTACGCTTCCTGCGCTTGTCGCAGTTGCAGCATTTCCACCAATATTTAAGCTAGTTGCTGTGCCAGTTAATCCTGTTCCAGGGCCACTAAACTGCGTTGTCGCAGTAATTGTTGTGCCTCTTACAGTCGTTGCTGTTGTTGCGCCTACTGTAGTTCCATCAATAGAACCGCCTGTAATAGCTACTGCATTGGCATTTTGAGTTGACATTGTGCCAAGACCACTAACTTGCGTATTGGCAATAGCAATAGTGGTATTAGTAACGCTAGTGACTTGACCGCTTGCATTAGTTGTAAATACAGGAACTGCGCTTGCAGATCCATAGGTGTTTGCTGTGCCTACAGGAGTAATGCTAAAAGTATTAGAAGCAAGGGTTAACCCTGTGCCAGCGTAATAAGTAAAAACTCCTGAGAACTGAACAAAGGTAATTGGAGTAACTCCAATAGTTCCTGTATCAGCAGAAGTAGATACCCATGCAGTATTGGCTTGTGAGCCGTTTAAAACGACTGTGTAAGCCCCTGGCACTTCTGCCCATACATCCATGTCAACTGCTCTAGTCCATGCGCTTGCAGAGGCTATATAAATGCCGTTTTCAGATGGTGTTCCTTGATTTTTTACAAGAACTCGATTGCCAGATAAAACAGAATATCCATCAATCGTTTGCAATCCTGACAAAGTAATATTTGTCAAAGTGCCTACTTTACAGGCAGCTTTAGGATTTAATCCTTGGGCTACTGTATCAACATACAGCTTATTTACAATATCTGTAGCAGCAGAAGGAGAAGTTGAAATCTGTCCTGTAGCTGTAGAAATATTAGTAAAAACCCCAGTAGAAGGCACTAAAGCACCGATTGTGGTGCTGTTAATAGTGCTACTGGTAATGGTTAACCCTGATTGAACAGGATTAACTGTTGCATAAAAGGGTTGGCCCTGACCTATAAATGTTTGAAAATTGCCATAAACATCAAAATAAGCCTGAACTGGCAGTAGGTTTTGATCTACTGTTGAAGAAGGGCCAGCCATATATTGCCTTTAATAAGCAAAACAATTTATTAAAATTACATCCCCAGCAGACATATTTTGAGCTAAACCACTTGTAATGGAATAGCTTGTAAATGTTACTGATGTTGCTGAACTTGCTGTTAGTTGTAAAAATAGAGCAGTACCGCTTGTTACATCAGCAGCAAAACCCATCCAACCAGTTACAGCAGTTGGTAAGGTAATTGATCCTGAAGCTGCGCCACCAGTACCAACTACAACTTTAAAAGCCATTGTATTTGATGCGCTAATAGTAGGACTTGTACCAAATCCACTACCAATAGTAGGCAAAGAAACAGAAGTTGCTATTGTATTTCCACCCATCTGAAATACAGCAGGATTAATAGTATCCCCTGTTAATGGAGGACTAAAGAAAGCTCCACCAGGGCCAACTAAACCTAAACAAACACCAGAAGAATTAAATTGTGCTTGAACAGGAACTGTTTGAACTGTAACTGTAGAAGCTACTTGATTTGAACTCATTATGCAATCCCTTCACCAGGTGTAATTTCTGCACTAGAAGCTGCGCTAGATAAAAACCAAGCATTAGGAGGAATACCGCTAAATACTTGCACACCATTGGCAGGAATATAAAACGTATTGTAAGAAGGAACAGTCAAAGCAGGAGCTGTAACAACAGGAGTTGAAGTCCCATCATTAGGCTCTTGTGGCTGCCAAGATACTCGAATAGCACTAGCAGTAATGTTTACAATTCGATAACCTGAAGGGTATACATTGTTGCTAGACTTTACTTGAACAGCAGCCAAGCTACCAACCAAGTATGTTGGCCCAAAAGGGGAAAACGCTGAGTTATATGCCATGATTTATCCTTAAGCTACGCTAGTAGAAATTGGACTATCTTCGCAAGACAAAACTTGAATTAACAAAGTACCAGCAGTTTGAGTTGCTGAAGAACCAGTAGAGTTAATTAATCGAACAATAACTTGATTAGCTGTATTGGTGTAAGCATTACCAATGCTGATACCAGTTACCAAAGTACCATCAAAATTCGCTACAACTACATCAGTTGGCTGAACGCCTGGAACAGTAAAAGTAACTTCTGTGCTTGTTCCTGAAATAGTGGTAGATGGAAGTGCTGCTTGTACGATGCTGTGAGCAATGATATTGCCACGCACAATAGTAGTTTTAGACATATTTTTTCCTTTGAATAAGGTAAATCAATTATAGGGTATATAAGAAAAAAAGCCATACCTTTTGAGCATGGCTTTTCCCTTTACTTCATTAGTTTTTAGCTAAAGTCGTAACCATAGATGTAGGCATCTACAGTACCGACTGCGCCTGCTGCCGTACCAACATAAGCATACAAAGTTTGAGCTGAGAAAGCTAAAGTGCTTTCATAAGCTGTAGCTACTGTAGTGCCTAGCAAAGCTGTGTTGTTGGTCAAAGTAGTAAGAGCAAAAACTTCAGTACCACTTCCGCTTGCACCACCTGGAGCAGTATAAACAGAAATAACAGCAGAGCTAAGGTTAGCTACTGCACCTGCGTTGTTCGCATTAGTGAAAATAATGGAAGTTGGCAAGTAGTTATTTGTGTTATTAACTGGAATTGCGGTAGATGCTACAGAGTTAGCATTAATCCCTTTAACAACGGCTAACAAGCGTAATGCTTGGTCAGTCGTTACATTCGAGGGATGGGCTGAATTAGTTACTGCTGGTCCTGGATTAGACATAATAGTTTCCTTTCGTTATCCGTTAGTTATTAAGCTGCAACTCGGCAAGCGAGTTCAGGATAGAGAGGAGCCCAACCATACAGAACGTCAACACGAGTTGGAATACTATCGTTATTTATGGTGTACTGCCTAACGACTCGCATTGACAGACCGATTTCTTTGTCTGATGCACGACCAGCGAAATGAACACCTTCAGGCAACTCAAGGTCAGCCATAGCCATTGTGAACGCATTGCGATGCATTACGATGTTTTGTGGTGATACTAGACCAAAACC